ATCATCGGTTTCCACGTTGCGTGCGTCCTTGAATATCTCAATGCGTCCGTATGGTGCGCCTTTTTCAATGCGTTTCTCATCAATAGCCAGCTTGATGACGCGGTCATCCTCTTGCCCTTGACCGCCAGCATAAACCGCGGTGGCTTCCTCGCTGAGTAGCCATTCCACGCGCGCGTCTCTCAGGTTGCCAAATTGCTCGCCAATCAGCAAGCGATTTGCGCTTGATGCGCGCCTGTCCTCATTCAGGAAGTCGGCGTGTGTCGAAAACACCGAGCTTCCAACCGTCTCGCCGTTCATATCAAAGTAGATTTTGACAAGGTCACTCATGGTTGCGTCGGATAATTCTTGCAATACCATCAGCACGTTGCGCCACGCGAACGCCTTGCTGATCGACTTGCCTAAACTCTCATCAGGTTCAACGTGCAGTCCCTCAATTTGCCTCTCGATACTCGCCAGTGCGCCAGCGTTTTCGCGCGCGATGGCTTTCATCATGTCGTCCACCGCGCCCGTTTTATCCGCTTGTGGACTTGCCGCGTGATAGGCGATGATGCGCGTTGACAAGAGCCAGTTGAGGTCGTGAGCCATCACCTCGGTCATGCGTTCGCCGTTTTGACTTGTAACCGCGCGCCAGTCCTGCAGCAGGTAGCGCGTGCGGAATTGCTGATTGCCGTTTCGCCACAAAGTCAGCTGCTGCCCTTTCTCTAGGCTCTCAATGAAGCGCGGGCAGTAGGGCAACGAGAACGCTAGCTTGCCGATGTCATTCACCACGCGCGTTGCGTTCAGCGTGTGCTTGGCGGTGATAGTGTCAATCCACTCACCACTTGACCAGTAGCGTTTGACCTCAAACTGAGCCATAAATTGAGCCCTCGAGAGACCAGTAGCGTGATTGCCACAGCACGAAAATATCACCCGGAATGCCTGCCGGGTCATCTGGCAGCTTTTGCGCGTGCACATGCATCAGGTTCAATTCCGGCTCGACTGTGAAGTCGGCATAGTCCGAGCCGTCGCCGATAATATTTAGCGCGTTTTTCCAATCGAGCCGAATCTGGATTTTGTCGCGCCTTAGGGACATCTCAAGCCACGAGCCGTGCGGGATGTAGGCGTCCTTGAAAAATATGACCTTGCCGGTTTTGTGGGAGCGGATGAAGTGCAGGCGGTTTGGGCCAAACACGCGAATAATCGGGTATACGCCAGCGGTCGACTCTGTGAAAATGGGCATAATAGCAGGGTTAGGCGGTGGCACCATGATATTAATTGACCAAGCTCCAGCATAAACCGTGTCGCCATTGCGCAATATCAGCATATCGTTCACCTTGACGCCCGTGCCACCGTCAGTAATCATGCTGATTTCAGGGTGCCGGTTCCACGCGCCATTCTTGTAGTAGGGGTAACGTCCGCAATTAGTTCCGTTCACCCAAACATTAGCGTCGGAAAACAGTACCACGCCACCGTCCTCGTCAATCACCGCGTTGTACATGCCAACCGTGCCATAACCACCCACAACCACCACTTGATGATTTGATAGCGGTGATGTGGAGTAGCCCCTGATTTGCCCGCAACCTTCATGAATAAAGCCGGTCTCCGACCAAGAAAAGCCAACACCTTCGCCCACAATCACGAACGAGCCGTCAGGACGCTTGGCGATTTTATCCACTTGACCTTGCATTCTGGTAGGCGATCCGAAGCTCATGACCGTGCTTGTGTCGAGCATTAATTGCGCGAGGTTCTTTATTATTCCCGTCGTGCTTTCAAAATCGCCACCGAGGCAGACCACGTTCGCGCGCCCAGAATGTGCCAGCGTGAATATTTGCGCGCCGGCTTTGAAGCCGGTGTACTGCTTCCACCTGTCGCCAGCAGTGATAACGGTATCATAGCGCGCGATGCCACGGGATGTCGAGCTGTTGGCGGATGAGAATGTGCCGCCAATCACCAGCTTGCCCATGTTGTCGATGAGCAGAGCGTGAACCGAGCCGTCGTTGATGCCCGTGCCTTGTAAGGCGGTAAGCGACCAGACGCTCGCCGATGTGGTCGGCTGCAGTCTCGCCACGCGGTTGACGGGCATAGTCGTCGAGCTGTCCGTGATCGTCGTAAAGTCGCCGCCAAAGAAGACTTGATTATCGGGCGTGATAGCAATTGCCCTGACCGAGCCGTTGGGTCTGATTTCGCCATAAGCCGTTTTAGGCACTTGCCACGCGCCGCCTCGTGAGTAGGCGATTTTGCCGGTGAAGTCGCCGCCAGCCCAGATGCGTCCAGCGTTGTCTTCAGCCAAACACCTCACTTCGCCATCAAGTCCGGGTAGCGCCACCCACTCGCCGGTTTTTCGTTTCATAATCACGTTGTTGCTTTCCAGCGGCACTTTTTCACCCAAGCGGTAGCCGTCCATCGCGTTGGCGTAGAAATAGCCCAGATGCGCCTCAAAGGTGATGACGTCATCAGCTACTGTAGCGTATTTAGGCGCGTCGCGCAGTCCATCCTTGTAGCGGCATTCGATGGTGACTTGCTCTGATAGCGGTTCGCCAGTCGTAGCGTCCACGAATTGATGCAGCAGGTTCAGGGGTTGCCCGTCAAGCGCGTCAGGTCGGATGAGCATGGACAGCTTCTTGCGCTTTTGAAAAAGCTCAACCCTATCTTTGCCCTGTATCTTGCCAATAAGCGAAAAGTCTCTGCTTTCCGTCGTGTAGCCTTGCGGTACAGCACCGTCCGTCAGTACGTCCGTGCGCCGAAGGTTAATCGGCGCCATGCCAAAGCCGATTGCCTCGGAGACCATGAACAGGTCGTCGAGGTCAATAAGGCGTCCAGCGCGGCGGTCAAGACCGGTGTGGATGCTAGCTGATGCCCACGGCGCGCCTTCCCATGCGAAATGCTCGGCGCTGTCTGGCGAATGTCCGAAGCCACAAAACCATGACCACGGGCCTTTGCCGTGTTGGATGCTGAAGCGGTCGGCGTAGAATGAGCCTGAGCCGGCAATCATCTCAATTTTCGGCACTTTGTCGGTGGTCGCTTGAAAGTCCATGTCGCAACGGCGCCATTGTCCATTGACTTTGAAAGTCTCGGACGTGCCGGAGATGGATAGCCTGATTTCGCTATTCTCAGCAGCCCAGATGTCAACGCCGAACGAGTACCACTTGCCAGCCTCGAGATTGCTGATTGCGGTGTGCGTCACGCCAGAGCCGGTGACTTTCAGCACGGGTCCGCCGTTGCGCATGCGTTCGGTGGATGTTTCTATGGTCGCGCCGCCAATAGCCGTAAAGCCATCGGTCGTCCACGGCAATGGGTGGATAAATTCGTTGCGGTTGGCGAGCGGTTCAACAATGCTCCAGATGTGTTTCATGTTTCGTGTCATTTAGTCTCCTGTCACCATGCGTTGATGTTCTCGAATGCTGATGCCAGCGGTCGGTGGTAGCCCGAGCCTTGCGTGCGGCGGTCACGCGCTTCAAGCACGCGCTCCATGCCAGCCACAACGGCGCCTGCGATTGCCTCCGCATCAATGCTTGCGGTGGTGTTGACTTTCCAGTCGGGCACGATTGTGCCGGCGACGTTGGGCACGAACAGTTCGGGCCCGCGCTCGCCGACCAGATAGGACGAACCAGAGTAGACGGGTCCACCGAGGGCTTGCGCACCCTCGGTGGGTCCAACAATCGGGTAATTAGTGCTGCCACTTCCCGGGTTTGTCGGCGGTCCGTAAATTTGTGGATAGCCCGGAATGGTCGGGAATGAGCCGTTGGTTCGGATATTGACCGTGATGTTCCATTCGCGCTCAATGCTCTCTAGCGCACCTTCAAGCAAGTCCACCGCGCCCTGAGCTGCCTCAACTTCCTCTTGCCATTTCCTGACGCTCTCCGATAGTGGCGAGAACGTATCAGACATGTCTTTGAACTTGTCCTTGAACGCCTCGGGGTCATAATCTGGCGAGATAATGTAAGCGAGCATCTCGTCCATTTGCGATTTGAATTCAAATTGTGTGACGTAATCCTTACCGGTCACCTCGCCCAGTACCTTGAGGCGGTTTTTGATTTCGTCAAGCGATAAGCCGGACTTTGCTAGCGCGCTGTAAAGGTCGTCGCCCATTGAGATGTTGAATTGTCCAACCGCAAAGTCGAGGCTCTTTTGTGCGTCCTCTAGGTTTTTATATGCCCCGATGAGCTGCCCCTGGATTATGTCTTTCTCGCGCTCATACGCTGCGGTAAGCCCGTCAACGCTAAGTGCGGTTTTTTCCACCGCCTCTGTTTCAGCATTGGCGCTATCAACGACGGCCTGCTGACTTTCGGTTAGCGCGTCCTTTGCTGCGGCTGCTTCTAACACCTTTTGCTTCACGAAGTCATAGATTTCAGCTTCAGTCGCGCCACCGACTATCATTTCCTCGACGATTTGCTTGTTGATTTGTGCCCAGTCGCTTTGTTCGACGATATGTGTTTCATAGGCTTTATCGAGTAGGTCAAGCGCCTGATAGTTTGACGCGATGGCTTTCGTCATCTGAACGTAACCGTCTATGCCCTGAGCGAATGTCGGCATACTGGATTGCCAGCGCGAGGTAATGGCTTGATGCCTCTGTAGCATGCTGTCATAGGCGGCGGTCATGGC